GGCGCATATATCCAGAAACGTTAATACATTTAGATATTTCTGGATACGGAAATAGAGTGCATTCAGTACATCGCTTCCCCGGTATTTTACTGAGTGTTGGTGAGTCAATCCAACTAAAGATGCTTTTCTATAAAAGACTTAGAAATTTTACTACAGATCGTTTCTTGACGTTTAGAGAATCTGATTGGAAGTTCTTTATCCGGGACCTGGTCAACGAATTTGTGCGATAAAAAAGCCAAGACACCCTCTGTCTCAGCTAATAGTTCTCACAAAGACTATTATATCACAAAGGAGACAGAGAGTGAACAAGGCTAAAGAACTATTGAAAGAGTTGCAGAATCTGGACATGGACATTCAAAGCCGTATAGATGAAATTAACGAGCTTGAGGCAGGTTTGCTCTCAAGCCCCAAGTGGATTGACGTCAAAGTCCAAGGTGGTCAAGCTAGAAAAGTTGATGATGTCTATACTCAGCTTGTCGTGATGAAAGAGGCCATAGAACAGGATACTAAAGAGGTTATCAACAGAAAGCTTGAGCTTGGTAGGTTGATTAACAAGCTGAAAAATCCAAAGAGCAGGTCTATTCTCAGGGTGACTTACATTACTAAGATGTATGTTGATGATATTTGTGACAAAATGGAAATCAGCAGAACAACTTTCTACACTTGGCGGAATATGGCTATCTCTGAACTGAATGAGGTTTTGGAGAGAATGGAACTAAATTGAACTTTACAAAACCGTACGGGAAAAAATGATACTTGTTAGCACAGTTTTGTAATTCTGATAAAATGGTAGTATCAAGAATTGAAAAGAGAGGTCTCAGAATTGGTAGATGGTTACCTGTAATGTCAGGGGGCTGTAATGGCCTTGGAGGTTCAAGTCCTCCCCTCTCCTTTGAGTGTTTGTGTCCCAGAATGAGTTAAATCTTCTGGGTGGGGATTCACATATCACTCATTAACTCCTATCACTCATTAACTTAAAAATGGTTGCGGAAGCGACTGGACCTCGCATGATTGCGTAGCTAATTATATTCCGGATAAGTTATAAGCTAGAGGGTTTGATTCCCTCAGAGGTTTTAAAGACTACAAAAAATAAAAAAGAAGTCAAAATTTAATACGCACGCAAGGTAGTAGTCGCCTTGCAAGAAGGTCGCACATCGTGTGGCTTTTTTGATTGTTTGAAAGGTGGTGATGGAAAATTGAGTGGATTGAGAATAAAACAAAAGAGATTTGCAGATGAGTACATCATCTCAGGTAATGCGACGGAAGCCTATAAGAAAGCAGGTTATCGTGTTTCTAGTGATAGAGTGGCAGGCGTTGAAGGACATAAGTTACTAAAGAATCCTAAGATTAAAAGCTATATAGATGAACGACTGAAACAGCTTGATTCTGAAAAGATTGCGGATCAGCAAGAGGTCTTAGGTTATCTAACTTCAGTCATGCGAGGAGAGACGCAAGAACAGACCTTGATAAGCATTGGAGAACTAGGGCAGACGATTACGGATATAGATGTAGGAGCTAAAGATAGAATCAAGGCGGCTGAACTTCTTGGTAAACGGCATAGGCTTTGGACGGATAAGGTAGAGGCAGACGTTTCTGGAACGGTGGTGTTTGCAAATGAGTCAGACATACCAGATTAAACAAAGTGATATTGTAATCGACCTACCTAAGACAGTAGGAGCTGGGTACGGACAGTTCTGGCGCTCAAGAAATCTTTATCGTGTTGTAAAAGGTTCCCGTGGTTCGAAGAAGTCCAAGACAACCGCTTTGAATTATGTTATCCGTCTTTTGAAGTATCCCTGGGCCAACTTGCTTGTTATTCGTAGGTATTCGAATACAAATAAGCAATCAACTTATACGGATTTTAAATGGGCGTGTAATGTGTTGGGGGTGACTCATTTGTTTAAATTCAATGAGTCTTTGCCTGAAATAACCATAAAAGCGACTGGTCAAAAAATCCTATTCCGTGGTTTGGATGATGAACTCAAAATCACATCTATCACGGTCGATGTCGGCAGTCTTTGTTGGGCATGGTTCGAGGAAGCATATCAAATTGAGACTGAAGACAAGTTCAGCACGGTTGTTGAGTCTATCCGTGGTAGCTTAGATGTACCTGATTTCTTTAAACAAATCACAGTCACATTTAACCCGTGGAATGAGAGGCATTGGCTCAAGCGTGTATTCTTCGATGAAGAGACGAGACGGGCTGACACATTCGCTACTACAACCACTTACAAATGCAATGAGTGGCTTGATGAAGTCGATATCAAACGCTATGAGGATTTGTATCATACGAACCCCAGACGTGCTAGAATCGTTTGTGATGGCGAATGGGGAGTTGCTGAAGGTTTAATCTACGAAAACGTGACTGTCAAGGATTTCAATAAAGATGAATTACTACAAGATTCAGCTAATAAATTATGTATCGGTCTTGACTTTGGTTTTACTCATGATCCAACTGCTTTGTGTTGTTCGTTGATAAATGACACGACGAAAGAGATTTATGTCTTTGATGAGGCGTATAAAGTCGGATTGATAACCAAAGAAGTTGCGAAGATGATAAAAGACAAAGGTTATCATCGCTCACAAATCATTGCTGATAGCGCAGAGTCACGGCTGATTGAAGAGCTCAGGTCAGAACATGGCATATCTAGAATAAAAGAGAGTCGGAAAGGTAAGGATAGTATTATGGCAGGCGTATCCAAATTGCAAGGATACGCTATTTATGTGCATCCAGATTGTAAAAACATCATGGATGAATTTTATAGTTACTGCTACCAGCGAGATAAAGAAGGCAACTGGTTGAATAAACCAGAGGATAAAAACAACCACTTGATGGACGCTTTGCGTTACAGCCTTCAATGTATCGAAGGTGGAAAAGCAACCGTCCGCAGACGTTCTGATTATGGTCTATAGAGAGGAAAGACATGTACCAATATTTAACCTATCCACGGGATGGATATGATGAGGGTTCTTTGAAGAAAGACCTGATTTACAAATTGATAACGATGCATAACACTGAAAGCTCACATTTGAAGAAGCTTAAAAGCTACTATTTGGGTGAGCATGCTATCTTAGAACACACGAGACGCAACGTGAACGCACCTAATTACAAGACGGTAGCCAATCATGCCAAGGATATCGCAGACACGGCTACGGGCTATTTTATGGGCAATCCTATCAAGTACAATAACACTGCTGAAGGTGATATCGATGAACTACTTACAGCCTTTGATGGCGCTGAGATTGACCAAGTAGATGCTCAGAATGCTTTGAACATGGCCATCTATGGTCGTGCTTACGAGTACATCTATGCTAAAGAGGGATTGACTGAGTTGGACTCAACTAGTATTGACCCAGAGAATACCTTCATGGTCTACGATGATAGTATTGAGCGGAAGCCTTTGTTTGCGGTCTATTACTATGAAGTAAAGGACGATACGAAAGACACTACCAAGTACCAGGCTGAGGTCTTTACCGAAAATCTGCACTATCACATGGTGCTGAGAAGTACAGATTCAGGAACAACTCAGAGCGAGGAGGCAACACCTCACAACCTTGGTCAAATCCCAATTATCGAATATCGCAACAATCACTTTGCAATTGGTGACTATGAGCAACAAATTAGCTTGATAGACGCTTATAATTCCTTGATGGGGAATCGTGTCAATGATAAGGAACAGGCTGTAGAGTCTATCCTTGTCTTGTATGGCACGCAGTTAGCAGACACTCCAGAAGACGCTAAGGTAGCAATGAAGATTCTTTCTGAAGAAGGTCTTTTGGAATTGCCGGGCGATAGTGCAAGGGCTGAGTTCTTGAAGAATACGCTGGACGAAAGTGCTACTGAAATCTTGCGTACAGCTCTTAAAGAGGACATCTACACATTTAGCCATGTGCCTAATTTGACTGATGAGAATTTCGCAGGGAATACATCAGGCGTAGCCATGGAATTTAAGCTGATGGGCCTTGAGATGATTACTAAGACCAAGGAAGCGAACTATAAGCGAGGATTGCGTCAGCGTATTGCGATTTTTGCTCATTACTTAGGCATGAAGCAGATTGCTTTAGAGTCTCATTCAATCGTTCCACAATTCAGTCGTGGTTTGCCTAAAAACTTGCTGGAAATCTCTCAGATTGTGAACAATTTGGAAGGTAAAGTGACCAATAGGCAGCTTATTTCTCTCTTGCCGTTTGTGGAAGACCCTGACGCTGAACTGGAAGCCTTGGAAGAAGAAAAAAAGAAGAACATGGAAGACATGCCGATGTTTAACCAAGACAACACGAAACCCGAAGACGAGGTAGAGGATGAAGAATCAGGAGTATTGGGCGAAGAGGAAAGCCAATCTGATTTACCAGCAGATGGACAAGGCCGAAAAGCAGGCAGACCAGTTCGATAAGGTCTATCAGGAAGCCAAGACTTACTTGGATAAGGAAGTCAATAAGATTTTTGATAAGTTCCAACGTGATTATGGTCTAAGTCAGGTAGAAGCTAGACAAGTCTTGAAGAACATGAAAGACAAGAAAAATCTGAATGAACTTCGTAAAGTACTTGAAGCGAGACCGAATGACCCGAACATCCAAAGATTACTAGCTGACTTAGACAGCCCAGCTTATTCTTTCCGTATGAAGCGCCTAGAGCGTTTGAGCGACGATTTAGACCGTATGCGTGAATCTATCTATCATTCAGAGAAGACAGGCTCAGACGCCTTTTATAGCGACTTGATGAAGGATAGTTACTACAAGGCTACCTTTGACCTGCAGCAGCAGACAGGACTAGCATACGGCTTTTCTGGGCTTCCTGAGAGCGAGATTAAACATCTACAGTCTTTCAGTTGGGTAGGTGACGGAAGTACCTACTCTACAGACATCTGGAAGAATACGGGGAAGCTTACTTCTAGCATAAAAGATGAACTACTTATGAGCCTCATGACAGGCCGAGATACACGAGAAACTGCACAAGCAATTGCTGAGAGGTTCAATGTAGGTCAGAACGATGCAAGACGTTTGGTTCGGACAGAATCAGCCTTTTTTCATAACCAAATGGAACTACTCAGCTATGAAGAAGCAGACATAGAAAAGTATATCTTTGCGGCCGTCTTAGACAAGCGTACATCACGGATTTGTCAGGAGCATGACAATCAGGTCTATGATAGGGACAAGGCTGTCCCTGGCGTCAATTGTCCGCCTATGCACCCTTGGTGTAGGTCTACTACTGTCGGATACGATGAGGACGCAGATTACAGCAAGTTGAAGCGCAGAGCAAGGAATCCAGAGACAGGGAAGACCGAGCTAGTACCTGCTGATATGACTTATAAAGAGTGGTATAGCAAGTATGTTGCGAAAGACGGGGAAAAGGTGTATAATCAAGATACAAGAGAAGCCAAGGCGAAATTTTATAGCGAACAACTATTGTCCAAAATTTCAGGAGTTGAGCCAAAAATTACAAGTGATATGCAACGTATCGCAGGAGAAAACAAATTGGCAGGTCTTGAATTTAGGAAGAAAACAGTTGAGTCATTATCACGTAAAATTATTGCAGATAGCCTAGTTGAAAATATAAGTTTGTCAAAAGCCGTGAGTAAGATTAATGACGCCTTAAGGTACACAACTATTTTCGATTCCGATACTTTTACAGAAGAGTATTTGAAGATGAAACAGAAGCTTATCGCAGAAGGTTATAAAATTGTAAAAGTAAAAAACACTTGGCTAGTAGATGGACCATACAAAGGTGTGAATACAGTCGTTGAAAAAGATGGTATCAACTTTGAAATGCAGTATCATACTCAGGAAAGTTTCGACTTAAAAAATGGTTCATTACATGAACTCTATGAGAAGTATCGTGATACGAATACATCTGATCTAGAACGCATGAAATTATTTAAGGAAATGCTTGATTTAAGCAATGGGCTTGAGATTCCTAAAAATATAGAGAGGGTGAAGTGATATGAAAGATATTAAATACTACCGCACAACGACGAACAATGCTCAAGTACTTCGTTTGATTGATGGTGTCATGCAAGTTTTTGACATTGAAAAAAAGTGGGTTAATAGCATGGATTGGTTTAATAAAATCTTTTTTAATGACTTTACGGATTTTGAAGAAATTTCAGAAAATGATGCATTTACTTATATTGACAGGATGGTAGCGGCATGATTGATATTGCCTTGGCTATCGCTAAAAAAGCACATGCAGGGCAGGTAGATAAAGCGGGTGTTGATTACATACAGCATCCTCTCTATGTGGCCAGTCAAGTCAACACTGAACAAGAAAAAGCTGTCGCTCTTTTACATGATGTGATTGAGGATAGCGATATAACTGCTGCCGATTTATTCGCGTCTGGCTTGTCAAATGAAGTTGTTACAGCGGTACAAATTTTGACAAAGAAAAAAGGTCAAAGTTATCAAGAATATCTTGGGAAAGTAAAATCAAATAATTTAGCAAGAGTTGTAAAACTTGCAGATTTGAAACATAACTCAGATTTATCACGTTTGAAATCTGTTACCAATACAGACTACGAGCGTGTTAAAAAATATAAAAATGCAATTTATTACTTAAGCACCTAGAGAAATCTAAGTGCTTTTTTCGTGCTCAGAAAGGAGAATCTGATGAATAAGTACAAAAAGTTGATAGAATTGATTGAAAATAACGGTCTTGAGATACAATCTAAGAAATGTTATGATCCACAGAGTGCTTGGCATGGTGAGGAGTTATGGATTGTTGATAAGAAAAAACAAAATAAAATTTTTGATTTATCAGGTAACGGTTACTGTTTTCATGACGCTAAAGTTGAGGAAGCCATTGAAGAAGTTGAGAAGTATCTATTATTGAAAAAGATGGATACGTTTGATGATTTCAAAAAATGGGTGGAAAAGAATGCTAAGCCTAAAAAATGATGCTTAGAAAGGAGTAAAGACATGTTTATATGGGATTGGGTATCAATCGCCTTTGGGTGGTTGGTATTTTTGTTGTTAATATTTATTATTATGGCCGTAATCAGCGGAATAATTAAAGGTGTAAAGAAAGGAACAGAAAAATGGAAGAATGGAAAGAAAGATTTAAAAAAGAATACTACGAATTGAAAGAACGATTCCAGAAGTTAGATATGATGATTGGGAAATACGAAAAAGGGCAACTAGAGTTTGAATCTAAATGTCCGATTGATTTGTTAAAAGGTCAGCGTTCAACCATGTGGAATTATTTAAGAATTCTAGAACAACGTGCAAAAATTGAAGAAATTAAACTATAAAAATTAACCGCATCGAAATCGAGGCGGTTTTCTTATGCTCTAACCGTATGGAATCCCGTACGGTTTTTATATTGTCCAAACTGTGCCGATGACATTAAAAGCTGTACTGTTCCGTCGCCGGACGTAAAGCGAGATTATCGAGTGGCGACGTAATCGCTGGAGGACAATTATGTCAGAAGAAATCAATGCAACTGTATCTACTGAATCAACTGAGACTGTCGACACTCAAGAAAATGTTGATACAGTGCAGGAAGAAAAGCACGAACGAACTTTCACTCGTGCTGAAATCGGTAAGATGCTATCTGCCGAGCGCTCTAAATGGGAAGCTGAGCAAGAAGCCAAGGAAAACGAAGCTAAGAAGCTTGCTAAGATGAACGCTGATGAAAAACAGAAATATCAGTTGGATCAGCGTGAGCAAGAACTAGCTGACCGTGAAAAGGCTATTGCTCGTAAGGAATTGACCGCAGAGGCTAAAGCAATGCTAAGTGAACGTGACTTACCTGTTGAGTTAGTAAATGTAGTCGATTTGACAAACGCAGAGACGGTATCTGAATCTATCACCTCTATCCAAAAAGCATGGGAAGAGTCAGTTCAGAAGGGAGTCTCTGAACGTATGAAAGGTAGTGCACCTATCAAAAATGCACAAACAGTCCAGCAAGAAGTCACGGAAAAATGGCGTAAAGACTTCTTGTAATAAAAGAAAAGAGGAAAAATAAATGGCATTTGAAGAATTAAACACAGCAGAATCACGCAAGAAACATCTTGGGATTATTGAGGATGTACTTGCAGTAAATTCATATTCAACACCACTTGTGACATCAAGCGATGCAGTAACCTTGCAAGGTCGCTCTTTTACAGTAGCAACTGGTAACACAACAGAGCTAAAAGACTACAAACGTAACAAAGATAACGAATTTGACCACGTTGAAGTTGAAGAAAAAATCTACACCCTTGAAGAAGAAAAATACTGGGGTCGTTTCGTTGACCAGTTGGACGAACGAGACTCAAACGGTCAAGTAAACATTGATTACGTGCTTGCTCGTCAGACTGCCGAAGTAGTCGCTCCATATCTTGACAAACTTCGTTTCGATGCAGCACTTGGTAATGTAAGCGAAAATGTTGTTATGGGCAAAGAAAAAGGCGCAAACAACGCTTACAATGCAGTTCTTGACGTTTCTGAAAAATTGGATGAACTCGGAATCACTAAAGAACGTTTGCTCTTTGTCACTCCAAGCTTCTACAAAGCGATCAAATCTGAAATCGTTCATTTACCACAAGGTGACGCAGATAAGAAAGTCCTTGGAAAAGGATATGTTGGTGAATTGGATGACTACACAGTCTACAAAGTACCATCTAAATTCTTGCCAAATGTAAATGCCCTTGCTAGTGCCCCTGGTGTCGTTACATCACCAATTCAAATTGACAATACCAAGTACAATGACAACGTACCTGGTCGTTTTGGTGAATTGGTAGAACAATTGCTCTACACTGGAGCTTATGTGCTTGAACACTTCCAAAAGTACATCATCACAATTGCAGACTCTAAGCCTGCTGCTAAAAAATCAGCTCAAGGCAAAACAGTAAACCGTGCTAAAGCGTGGAAGACTGGAACAGCCTATAAAGAAGGTGATACAGTAACGCATGAAGATAAAGTCTATGTTGCTATCAAAGACATCACTAGCTCAACCAATGCACCAGGTTCTGACTCAGCTAACTGGAAAGAAAAAACTGGTAAGAAATAGGTCTTAGTTATGAAATTTAAAATCAAACAAGATTTCTATGATTGGGAATCAAATGTGAAACGACTGGCAGGAGAGGAACTTGAGATTACTGAGGAGCGCTATGCTGAGCTGGCTGACAATATTGCCAGCAACGGTGTCGCTATCTCAGATGTTCTTGAGAAAATCCTCCCTGAACCTGAGTTCTTAGAAGAGGATTGAAATGTCTATAGAGTTGCTGAAGAAATTAACAGGCGAAGAAGATACTCAGCTTCTCATGTTGCTCCAAACAAGGGCTACAAATCTTATCTTGTCAGAGACTAATCGCACATCTTTGACACCTTCTTTAAGTCTTTTAATACCTGAGGTTGCTATCGAACTCCACAACCGCTCAGGAGCGGAAGGAGAGCGTTCTAGAACCGAAGGTGGTATAGCAGTAGTCTACGGAGAAAATGGCCTGTCTACGGGTCTTCTACAGCGAATACGCATGCACAGGCTAGCAAGGGTGGCAGGTCATGTTTTTGAAGCAGAGTAGACTGAAACCTTATCCAATGCGACGGTTTGAAAAGACTGTCACTGAGGAAGGTGTCGCGAAAGAAGGGTATGCCAAGGAAGCTGAGACAGTCCGCCTTGAATTGTGGCCAGCTAGTAGTAAACTACAGTCTGAATTGTATGGCGAGCGTGTCAATGATATTTTGAACGCAAATGCCAATAAGTCAGCTACTATCAAAGTGAAAGATGGTATGTGTATCGATAGCCAGACGGAAGTGACTCACAGGGTTATTTCTAAAAAGGTCTACACACATCATCAAGTTTTGGAATTAGAGCGTGTCAAAGCTACTAGGGGCAGATAGGCTTATAGCTAAATGTAGACGATTGGCTAGCAAAAAAACTGGCGAGGATATCGTCTTACGTGCGGTACACAATGCTGCTATAAAAGTTGTCCAAGCTGATGCAAGAAGACTCGCACCAGCGAGAGATGGAGAGCTTATAATTAGTATCAAAACTAGAGCAAAAATGGACGGAGATAGGGCTATAGGTGAAGTTTACACTAATCTAAAATATGCTCCTTACGTTGAATTCGGAACAGGACCAATAGGACAAGCTAACCATTCGGGTATCTCTCCAGAGGTCAGCGTGACTTACAAGTCTAATCCTTGGTATGTGCATGAAGACCAAATCAATGTAGGACCGTACCACTTTCAAAAGATTGGGGAGTTCTACAAGATGTATGGTCAACCTGCCCAGCCTTATCTTTATCCAGCTTTGAGAGACAATCAAGAGCGTGTGTCTAAGAATATTTCGAATTATGTCCGTAGAAAGATAAGAGAACAAATAAAATGATTAATATCAAGCCTGTTATTTATAAAGAATTGCAAAAGGTTGCAGATAATGTGACTGATACCTACCCTAGCGATTGGGAGACTTTCCCAGTCGTTATTTTTTTAGAAGAACAAAACAAGCCGGGTGATTGGTTTGATGACCAGGAACAAAAATCATCTATCCGCTATAAGGTGGATATCTTTGATGATACCAGCACTAGTGAGTTAGCTGTTAAAATCAATCAGATTTTTGAGTCTTTAGGTTTGCGAAGAACTGACTGCCAAGACGTGCCAGACCCGTCTCATTTGAGACATAAGGTCATGCGTTTTGAAGGTGTCGTTGATTTAGACTCAGAGCTTGTTTTTCAATTTAGAATGGAGAATTAAACATGTTAGCAAATGGAATTACGCTTTCTTATAGCAAAACAAAAGGTAGCTATACTAAGCTTGTTGGGTTGAAAGAAGTACCAGAGTTTGGTATTGAGCCTGAAAAAGTAGAGAACACTACTCTTGAAGATAAAGTTAAGAAGTATGAGTTCGGTATTGGAGACGCAGGGGAATTGGAATATAAATTCTCTTACAAAAACGATAGCGCAACTGCTCCTTACCGTGTATTGCGTAAGGCAGCAGACGACAAGGAAAAACTCTACTTCGAACAAGCTTATCCAGACGGTACTAAGGTCACATTTGAAGGTCAAGTGTCCGTTAAATTGGGCGGTGGCGGTGTCAATGCCGTTATCGAGTTCACACTTAAGATTGCCTTGCAGTCTGAATTGACATTCGTTGATGGAATTGGAGGTTAATTAAATGGCATTAAAATACACGACTTGGAAAGTTACTGATGAAAAAGAGTTGAAGCTACGTTTGACATCTCATCAAGCTGCAACTGTGGAAGAAAAAATCGGCATGAACTTGCTGAAGATTTTCATGCCTGAAGCTGGCGAAGAGTTCACTTTACCGCCTTTGAAAGTTATGCTGTTGTTAGTTCATGGAGCCTTGCAGCAGTATGAACATGGGTATTCCTTTGAAGATGTCTACGACCTATACGATGAATACGTGGACAATGGTGGAGACCAAACAACATTCATGACAGAGGTTTTAATGCCACTCTTTGAAGTATCGGGTTTTACTCCACGAGGAAGCAAGGACAAGAAAACTTCCAAGAAGAAAATGACAGTAGTCAAGTAATCTTAACGGTAACTCAGATTATTGAGAGGCTTTATCCTATGTTTTTGGACATCGGGGGCAAGCCTCTTGATTTTTGGGATTTGACGGTGCTTGAAATCAGGGAAATGATAGAAAGCTACAACCGTGTCAAAATCCAAGAGCGTAAAGAGAAGATTATTGACTCATACAGACTTTCGCAGATGATTTCCAATCACGTTTCTTTATTACTGTCCAATGACGCTAAGATTGTTGAGTTCTGGGAGTATGCGCCTGAGTTATTTGTAGAAGAACAACAAGCGGTAGAACTGGAACGACAGAAACAAGCACTTTTGTTGCATAAGGAACGGATGCGTGAATTTGCAGAGAGACATAATCGAAAAAGGAAGGAGGAAGTAAATGGCAACTCTTGATGAATTGAAAGTCATGATTGACGCTGAGATAGCGCCTTTCAGGAAGAAGATGAAAGAAGTCGAGAATCAGGTCAAAGGAACATCTGACCAAGTGAAAAATGCCACTGCCAAAGTTCGTGAACAGTCGAACTCTATCGGTAGTGCGTTTGGTAAGCTAGCTAAGTTCGCTGGTTTTGCAATCCTTGGTAAGAAATTACTTGATGTTGGGATGTATTCAACGCAGACTGCTCTTGAAGTGTCAGCGGCTATGAACCAAATCAAGCGCCAGATGGGCGAGAGTTCGCAATCTTTCTTAAAATGGGTTAACGATAACGCCAACGCTATGAATATGGGGGTGGGTGAGGCGACCAACTACGGTGCAGTCTACTCAAACTTATTTTCTGGATTTATAAAAGATACCAACAAGCTAGGCGCCTATACCGCTAAGATGCTGCAGACCTCGGCAGTTGTTGCTGAAGGTTCAGGGCGCACGATTACAGACGTTATGGAGCGGATTCGCTCAGGTTTACTAGGGAACACCGAAGCGATTGAGGACCTAGGAATCAACGTTGGAGTTGCTATGATTGAGTCCACTGAAGCCTTTAAGAAGTTCGCAAACGGGCAAAGCTGGCAACAGTTGGACTACCAAACCCAGCAACAAATCCGCCTTATGGCTATTCTGGAACAGGCTACAGCCAAGTATGGGAATACCTTGTCTAATTCTGTAAATGGTCGTATCAGCCTGTTTAAGTCGCTGATGAAGGACGCAGCATTGAACCTTGGTAACTCTATGTTACCGATTATCAATGCCATTATGCCTGTCTTGAACTCTTTTGCTATGGTTTTGAAGAACGTGACGGCTAAACTCGCTGAGTTTATCGCTTTGATGTTCAACAAGAAAGCAACAGTGAAAGATGGTGTTGGTGGAGCAGTTGGAGACATGGGTAACGCCATGAAAGACGCTGCAGGCGGAGCAGGAGACCTTGCTGACGCAGTAGACGACGCTGGAGATTCAGCAGGAGGACTTGCTGACAATCTTGGAGACTCCGCCAAAAACGCTAAGAAGGCCGCTAAAGAGTTGCTAGGTCTTTTGGGATTTGATGAGATTAACATCTTGCAAAAACCAAAAGATGACGACGCAGGCGGTTCTGGAGGCGGTGGCAAAGGTGGTAAAGGAAAGGGAGGCGGTGGCGGACCTTTCAAAGACATCTTGCCAGAAGTCGAGTTGACCGACATGGACAACAAATTCAAGAGCATTTTTGATGGTCTTGGAGATAAGCTCAAAGGGTTGTTTGACCTCTTCAAGAAAGGTTTTGATGCAGCATTTAGACCAGAAGGTATAAAACGCATTAAGACTGCCTTAGACCAAATAGCTAAGACAATGGGAGAAATCGCCACTGACCCAAGGGTTGTGAATGCCTTTAACCGAATGGCTGAGAAAATTGCTTATGCTTTAGGGCAAGTGACAGGCTCAATAACCACTATCGGGCTAGGTATCGGTGTTTTCCTTGCCGAAAGTATTGCAAATGGCCTTGGAAGGCAAAAAGAACGCATTATCAGGGCGCTAGTCGCTTTGTTTGATAATGTTGGTAACCTTTCCGAGGCAGTAGGAAACATAGCTCAGGACTTTTCTAGTGCTTTCTACGACGTCATTACCTCAACTGGTGCGGTTCGTATCGGTAGCGCTATTGTGTCAACTCTGTTGAGTTTGACATCTACCATTGTTGAAGTTGGTAGTAAATTAGCAGGAAGTTTGTTTAAAGGTTTTGAAAAAGTCGTTGTGACAAGCGCTCCTAAAATTTCATCAGTCTTCCAAAGTTTATTAGATACTGTTGCGCCTGTATTTGAGAGCATTGAAAGGTCTGTTAACAAATTTGGCGATGGCTTAAGTCGTGTTTATGATGAACATGTAGTCCCTGCTATTAACTCTATTGCTAATGCTTTTAATGGGCTAATTGACATTATTCAGATTCTCTGGGAGAATTCCTGGCAACCTTTTGCTGAGTTTTTATCAGGAGTATTCGGTGTTAGTATTGAAGGAATTTCAGATTTATTAGGAGGTGGCCTTTTAGCCACTTTGGGACTATTGGCGGATGCTATTAAGTTAGTGGCAGATGGTTTCACCGTTTTTTCTGACTGGTGTAAAGAAAACAAAGAACCTATCGTAGCTTTGATAACAACTTGGCAAACGATTAATTTCTTATCATGGGCAGAACAAGCTGGAGGACTTGCAGGAGCATTCAGCTTGTTAGGTAGTAAGGTCTCTTTGATTGTTGGAGGGATTAAGAATCTAGGTCTTGCTATTAAAGCATTGACATTTGATAAGTTAGTCAGTTTTGGTGAAACAATCTATTTGAACACCTTATATGCAAAAGATTTTGTGGTCAATTCAGGTAAAACAATTGCACAGCTAGGAAAAACTGCTTTAGAACTTGGTAAATCAGCTCTAGCATGGACTGCTCATGCAGCGAAAATGGGATTAGCAACCGCGGCGGAATTTGCACATTCTGTTGCAGCAGGAGTCGCTACAGCTGCAACATGGGCTTTTAATGCAGCGTTAGCAGTTTTGACAAGTCCAATAACATGGATTATTGCAGCAATCGCAGCTTTGATTGCTATTGGTGTTTTGCTCTATCAAAACTGGGACACTGTTGTTGAGTTTGCTAAAACTGCATGGCAAGGACTATGTGATTTTATCAGTGGTATTTGTCAAGCGATTGGCGAATTTTTCAGCGGTCTATGGACGAAACTACAAGAAATCTTTGAGCCGATAGGTCAATGGTTTGGCGAGAAATTCCAGCAAGCATGGGACGCCATTGTAAACATATTCTCTGGCATCGGAGAGTGGTTCTCTGGTGTATTCCAAGGTGCATGGGACGCTATCGTTAATATCTTCACACCAATCGGCTCATGGTTCGGACAACGTTGGGCAGATGTGACTAGTGCGTTGGCTAATATCGGGGCATGGTTTACTGACATGTTCCAAAAAGCATGGACTGGCTTAACAAACATCTTTAGCAAACTAGGTTCATGGTTTGGCGAGAGATGGGCAGATGTGACTAATGCGTTATCCAGTGTTTCAAACTGGTTTGGTGAGATGTTCACTAATGCTTACAACGCAGTAAAAGATGCTTTTAGTTCTATTGGCGACTTCTTTAAAGGCGTTTGGGATACTGTTAAAAGTATCTTCGTAAATGCTGGTCAGATGGTCGGAGAGGCAGTAGGTGGAGCGTTTAAGAGTGCGGTCAATGCGGTTCTTGGAACGATTGAAAATGTAGTCAATGGCTTCATCGGAATGATTAATGGAGTTTTAGGCGTTGTCAGAAACTTACCTGGTCTAGGATGGGTTGGTAGTGTAAGTACAGTTAGCCTCCCTCGTCTTGCCCGTGGTGGTATCGTCGATAGTCCAACAATCGCCATGATTGGTGAAGCTGGTAAAGAGGCGGTCGTACCACTTGAAAATACAGGATTTATCCAAACACTTGGACGAGTAGTCAGCAGTGCGGTAGTAAATGCCATGGCTGGTGTTAGTCCACAAGGTGGATTCTCTGGCGACGGCGACATCGTTATCCAAATCGCAGGCCATGAGTTCGGACGGGTAGCCATCCAAGAAATAAACAAGGAACATGAACGAGCAGGTCAAACCTTGCTCAAGATTTAGGAGGTTAAATGGCACAATTGACAATCAATGGGGTGGCTGTGAAGCCTCCCAAATATTTTCAAGTCGGTATTCAAGATATCGATGGAGAGACAGGGCGTAATGCCAATGGCGACATGATGCGTGACCGTATCACGACCAAACGCAAACTAGACTGTGAATGGGGTATGATGACTCAGGGAGAATTAAGTCAGCTTTTACATGCTGTATCATCTGAATTTTTTGAGGTATCTTATCCAGACCCCATGGATGGCCAAGTCACAAAGACTTTCTATGTCGGTGATAGGACAGCTCCTAGCTATACCTTTACTGAGAAGTTTAAACCTTGGTCTGGCGCTAAATTTAATCTGGTAGAGAGGTAAGAAAATGGACGCTTTAACTAGACGACAATTTGACAGAGCCATGTTTGCCAAGGAAAGGATGCTGGCTATTCGTGTTGGTGATTATGCTTCACGGGATATCAAAGAGGCTAGTTTTGAGTATGGCTACATTAAGGGCGATACTTATAAGCCTGGTGGAACCTGCGCTGGTAGCGGTAAAATTACCTTTACCAGTATCATTACCACGTTCAATAAGCTGGATACCCTGCACCCTGAGATTGGTCTACTGGTTGGGGATACCTACCAGTGGGTCAAGATGGGGGAATACTTCATCAACGATATTGAGATTGACCGAAACCGAAACACTACCACACTTGAACTTATGGATGGTATGTTTAAGCTCAATCGTGAGTATGTGACAGATTTGCATTTCCCAGCTGAAGTACGAGAGGTTATTCAGGAAATCTGCCTGAAAACAGGCATTGAGTTAGCGAATGACTATTTCGGAATCAGCGCGATGCGTTATCATATTGAGCAAGTTCCTGAGGGCAAGAAACTTTCCTTTAGGGATATGCTGAGCGCTATGACTCAGATGATTGGGATGTCTTGTTTCTTCAACAGAGAAGGCAAGATGGAAATCCGTGATTTGACTGAGTCCAATATCACGATCAACGCTGACAGTTACTTCTTGCATGGCTTGACCAAGAGTGAGATTGAGTATCAGATAGCTGGTATCACTTGTAAGACGGACAAGAAGTCTCTGACGGTCGGTATGAAGACAGGCCGGTCTTTGGAACTGGACAATGTCTTCATGACCCAGAGTGCTTTAAATGACCTGTATTACAAACTGAAAAACCTAACTTACTATCCGTATAATCTCAACTACCAAGGGCATTTACTGCTTGAGGTTGGGCAGTGGGTAACCATTCAGACCAATAAGAAAGAGACTTTTAAAGTTCCTGTCTTAAGTCAGAGCTTTACTTTCAAAGGTGGTCTGAGAGGACGTATCAGCGCAGATAGTAAGGCTAGAAACGATACCCAGTATTCTTACGAGGGTACGATTACCAAGCATATTAAGCAACAAGATGACATTGAAGCGAAAATCCAAGCGCAGATAGAAGCAGCAGATAAAGATTTTGACCAAAAGGTTGACAAAATCAAAAAAGACTTTAACGATCAAGTAGAACTGGCCAAAGCCAGAGCTGAAGAAGTCAAGAGAGAACTGTCTGACACTATCAATCAGCGCTTTAATAGCTTTGACAACGGGCCATTGAAAGAAACTAAGCGCAAGGCTGAGGAAGCTTTGCGAAATGCTGGCGCAAGTACCCTGCTTGCACAGGAAGCTAAGCGGATTGAGCTGGATTCTGTTGCTAGACTTGAAGCGTTTAAGTCGCAGACTACGAGCGCTCAGACGGCTTTGTCAGGTGACTTGGATGTTCTAAAACGAACTATCGCAAACGATATTCGACCGAAGCAAGCACAGGCTGAAGCTGAGATTGCCAAGCAAGTTGAAGCACTTAGCCGGACTAAGAATGAACTGGCTGGCGTGAAGTCAGCGCAAGCGACGTATAAGGAGACGACGACTCGTAGACTGTCAGAACTGACCAACTTGGCCAATGGTAAAGCCAGCAAGTCAGAACTTACGCAGACAGCTGAGGAGCTAGCTAGTCGGATTGCGAGTGTGCAGGCATCCGGTCGAAATCTATTCTTGAACTCACTATTCAAGCAGGATATTCCAAAAACAGGAATTTGGACAACGAGTACATATACGGCTGCTATCGATAGCGAAAGTAAGTATCTTGGACACAAGGCTCTTAAAATTATAGGTCTGAATCCATCTGGCCGTGATGGAGGTAATCCCAAGGTTACTTATCCAGCTCTGGGTCAATTCGGGAAAGTAATTCCCGGAAGTACGACTAATCAAGATGTAACCATTAGTTTTTATGCTAAGGCAAATAAAAATGGAATAATGCTGAGATCTCGATTAGGGAATATCGGATATAAAACTGGAAATGTGACATTGTCGACAGAAATTAAGCGATATGTTGTCCATATTCCAAAAGGTTGGACAAACGAATCCAAGCAGACCACAAATGAATGGTTGTTCAATTTCAACCAGGAAGGAACCATTTGGATTTGGATGCCGAAGTTTGAAATAAGCGATGTAGATACTTCTTATTCAGAAGCTCCTGAAGATATAGAAGGTCAGATTTCAACAGTAGAATCGACCTTTAAACAACGAGCCAACTCGCTCGACGCTGGTGTGAGAAGCTTGACTGAAGGCCTTAGAACTAAAGCCGATATCAGCGCACTCAACGTGACTGCTGAGAATATTAGGCAATCTGTGAAGAGTCTTGAGACAGACACGCAGAACAAGCTAAATCAGAAGTTGAGTCAGGCTGAATTTGAGGTGCGAGCCGGCTCTATCCGTCAGGAAATCCTGAACGCAACCAAGGATAAAGCAGATAAGACTTTAGTTGTATCTGAAGCTGGGAAATTGCGTGAAGAATTTTCAAAAATGAAGGTGGGAGGCCGGAATCTATGGATAAAATCCAAGACGGTTGGAGCTGTAATTGAAAAATTACCTGAAAACCACGTCACAGGTCAAAAAGAATGCTATAGGCTAGAGAACAACTCTACTTTAATGTTCAACATTGAACCAGATTTCAGCTCAAGGTTGTATCAAAAAGTTACTTTTAGCGCTTGGGTCAAGTACGAAAATGTAGTCCAAGGTCGAAATTTTTGGAATGTATTTAATTGCTTCAAACATTATCTTTTTAGAAAAAATAGTGAGACCGGAGTACAGAGTGGTCCAGATTATGCTACGCTTGGTATGTATAAAGGTTCGGCAGATTGGAAATATATTACATTCACTTATGACTACTCTGAAAAAACAAATTTTGATCAATTGAAGACATCATTGCGATTCAATCTTGAAGGTGCTACAAGCGGTACAGCTTGGGTAACAGGAATCAAGGTTGAAATCGGTAGTGTGGCGACGGACTGGAGTCCTGCGCCTGAGGACGCTGATGGTCTCATCACTGAAGCTAAGGCTACCTTTGAGCGGACAGCTCAGGGCTTGCGAACCGATTTATCAGCTATTCAGGAATATGTAAATAAAGACGGTCAGCGACAGGAAGCCCTACAGCGCTATACTCGTGAGGAGAGCACGAGACAAGCGACAGCAGTCCGTGAGCTGGTCAATCGTGATTTCGTTGGTAAGGCTACTTATCAAGAAGATGTTAAGGGTATCAATCAGAGGATTGAAGCTGTTAAAACTAGTGCGAATAAAGACATCGCTAGTCAAATCGCTAGCTATCGTCAATCTGTAGATGGTAAGTTCACGGATATTTCAAGTCAGATAACTACTTATAAGCAAGATGTGGGCGGTCAAATCAGTGGTCTATCAAATAGACTTACAAGCAGTGAGCAAGGAACCACTACTCAGATTTCAAATATTTCAAATCGGATAAACAGTAATAAGCAAGGCACAGATAATCAGATTTCAAATTTAAAGACTCAGGTCGCTACAAACAAGGATAATGCTGAACGACAAATGGGTAGAATATCTGATCAGGTTTCTGCAAACAAAGCGAATGCTGATAGTCAATTTGCGAATGTGACCAATCAACTAGCTCGAAAAGTAGAGACTACTGACTTCCAGCGTGTTAAGGAAACCAGTAAACTTTACGAGCGGATTTTGGGCAATACTGAAAATGGAATTGCGGATAAGGTTGCTCGCATGGCTCTGACCAATCAACTGTTTCAGGTTGAGGTTGGGAAATATAGTGTAAGCGGCCCTAACCTCATTAAGAATAGTGATTTTAAAAATGCTACGAATGAATGGGGCTCAACTCAAAATTTAGGAAGATTGGTTAAGCATAGCTTTTATCACAACGGGCAGAAAGACCTTATGCGTTTAAGTAATGCAACTAAAAACGAAAACTTTTTGTATAGTCACCGTTTTAATCTTGAACGAAATACTGACTATGTACTGAATTTTAGAGGATTTAACAACAGTGCTCTCGCAAGCTATGATGTTTATATTTTGGGACGAAGAGCAGGCGAGAGCGATGGATTCACAATCGTTAAGAAAGTTGTTAGCAGCAAGAAACTATCTACCTCTAGATGCGAAGATGTCTCAGTAACTTTTAATTCCGGAGAAATGGATAATGCTTACATTCGTTTTGATAACAATGGTTCATCATCAGGAACAGCTGATTTGTATATTACAGAAGTTGACTTGTACAAAGGTTATAAACCTAGAACATGGCAACCACATCCAGAAGATGCAGTCGCAGATGCGAATAAGAAGCTTGAAGCAACGCAAACAAAAATGACTCAACTAGCTGGCTCATGGGTAGTTGAAAACATCAACTCGGCTGGAGATATCATCTCTGGAATCAATCTTGGCGCCAATGGACATAACCGCTTCGTTGGGAAATTGACCCACATCACTGGAGAGACCCTGATTGACAGAGCAGTCATCAAGTCTGCCATGGTTGATAAGCTCAAAACGGCCAATTTTGAAGCTGGTTCGGTCACGACTACGATATTAGACGCTGAAGCGGTAACTGCTGAGAAGTTGAAAGTTGACAATGCGCTTATTAGAAAATTAACTGCAAATGATGCTTTTATTGACCAACTGATATCTAAACGTATCTTCTCTACTAAGGTTGAGTCCGTCATTTCTAGCTCAACCTTCCTAGAAGCCTATCAAGGCCGAATCGGTGGATTCACACTTGGTCAATTTGACCAGGGTGGCGGTCGCTGGATTTCAGGTGTCAATCAGTTCTCTGTTGGTATGGGGAATGGTGCCGGGCATGGAGTCCGGACAGCCTTCTGGGCGAACTGGGGAAATAATTGGAACTATGCCGGACCTAAAGCATGGAACGTCAATACTGATGGGAAAATGTACTGTAGGAATGAAGTCGGTTTTTATGATCAAGTGGATTTTTCGAATTCATCGAGAGCAAACTTTTATGGGAATACTACTTTTTCTCGTTCTCCTGTGTTTTCAAATGGTATCGAACTTGGAAGTAAAGATGTGCTTGGTGATGGCTGGAATCCCAAAGGAGGAAGGAATGCGGTTGTTTGGTGGAATCAGGTCGGTAGCGGTAGCGTGAAGTATTGGATGGAACAAAAATCAGACAGACGCTTAAAAGAGAACATCACAGATACAGCTGTGAAAGCCTTGGATAAAATCAACAGATTAAGAATGGTTGCATTTGATTTCATCGAAAATAAGAAACATGAGGAGATTGGTCTAATAGCTCAAGAGGCTGAAACCATCGTTCCAAGAATTGTCTCACGAGATCCTGAGAATCCAGATGGCTATCTACATATCGACTATACCGCTTTAGTTCCTTACTTAATCAAGGCTATTCAAGAATTAAATCAAAAAATAGAAAAAATGGAGAAAACAATAGCATGAATAACAACATGTTGACCAATATCGCACTTAAAGCAATTCAGGAGTTTGCTCTTGAAAATAGAAAACGAACACACAGATTGGAGAACTTAGAAAATGAACACAGAACAGCTTAACCAAGCCTTACAAATGACAATTAGTGAAATGTCAACAACTTCAACAAATTCGATGATTACAAGTAATATCTTGAGTATTCAGTTGAATGAGCAAAGGGAAGAAAATCAAAGACTTCAAGCACGAGTGGATGAGCTGGAAGCTCTGCTTGATGAACAAACTAAACCAGCTGACAAAGGAGAATAGACATGGCAGAAACAATTCAAAACACAGATAACTTACTAGACCTTACAAAAATCACAGAACCATTTGATCTTGCGAGCGCTTTGCGCTACATGAAAGAAAATGGAGAGTTCATTCGTTGCAAGAATGTAAGCGATGACTTCTATATGTATCGTGACGTTCAAAAACGTCCTGTGATCGTAAATGGCCGTCGCCAATTCAAGGATGTTGAAACCGTTTGGGCATTCAACCAGTGGGGTGGTACAATCGCAACAATCAACGTAGCCGTTCTGTTGAATCATGAATTCTATATCATGAAATTTGATGCAGAGGGCAATCCTGACTGGACGGTTCCAACGGTAGAACCTAAAGAATAGGAGGTTGTATGCCAATTGAAGAAGCTGAAAAAATCGCTCAAAGTCAGGTAGCTTGGGCGATTTTGTTTATCTTGCTTTTTTTTATTATCATTCGATATCTTATCAAGACTTCGGACAAGCGAGAGAAGAAGATTATGGATTTGCACGAGCAATCAAAGGCCGACTCTAATAGACGAGAAGAGCGTTTGATGACTCACCTAGAAAAGACCACTACAGAATTAACCACAATCACTCACACGGTCGGAGACATTCAAAAAGAAATGGTTCGCATGAACGACCGCATGGAAGAAATCGAAAAAGGAGAATAACAAATGCAACAAATTACTGAAATCATTACTAATGGAGCAATCAGCATCCTAGTCATTTTGGCAGGGGTGGTAGTTAGGGTAGTCAAGGAATACCTCGTCAAAAAAGGTGGAGAAAAGACTATCAAGATTGTTGAAATCTTGGCCAAGAACGCAGTTAATGCCGTGGAGCAGGTAGCTGCTGAAACTGGCTACAAGGGAGATGAAAAACTGGCACAGGC